GGAACAGTGTTTTCAATTTTTTTAAGGAAAGGAATAATGCCTTTGTGTGCTACTTCGCCGCCACGGATCTTTGAATTTACTGCACGGATTCGTCCGCTGTTGATTCCAATTCCTGCTCTTTGCGCTGTATAACGTCCAATAGACATATCGCTGGCAAAGATGCTATCAAGAGTGTCGTCGCTGTCAACAAGGACGCAACTTGCAAACTGGCGTATAGGGGTCCTGACTCCTGCCATAACGGGCGTTGGGATATTGATTCTAAAAAGGGAGGTCGCATCGTAGTATCTCCTTACATAGTGCATACGTGTTTCGCGTGGATATTGTGCAAACAGTGTTGCAGCAATCATCATATACATAAATTGAGGAGTTTCAAACAGTTGGTTGTTGCTACGATCTTGGCACAAATATTTGTCAACAACTTGACGTAGGCCAGCATAAGTAAAGTTTTCGTCGCGTTTATGATGTATATAACTGTCGAGTTTTTCTATTTCTTCATTGGTGTACCAATCGAGAAATTCTTTGTCATATACACCACGCTGGATATTTAAATCAATCATTTCTTGTAGGCTAATTGGTTCGTAACGTCCAAAAACTTCTTTGTTAATGCCATAGCTTAACAATCTAGCTGCGGCAGTTTGGTAATTTGGGTTATCCAATGAAATCAGATCGTTTGCACTTCTTACTAAAATTTCTTGTATTTCTTTTGTACTCATACCATCATAAAATTGAAGGTTTGCATTCATTTCAATTTGGCTGCTGCTAACTCCAGCTAATCCTTTACAAGCCTCTTCAACGACAAAATGTATCTTATCG